TGCATCAATCATGAATTATTCCTCCGTTATTGCGATGAATTCGGAATGCTTGATTGCCATCAATGACGGATGCAGCTTTTCAGGTGAAAAGGCATTATCTGATTCACCGACAGGAATACGAACCACAACAGCCCCTTTGTCGCCATAGAACCCGGCAGAAGAGCACGCCATAACTGTGCGGCCGTTGCTGACACCAAAAACCTCAAAATAGCAGTCCAGTTTATTAACCATCCAGGTACTGAATGACGGAAGCTGTTTTAACTTCTCGTTTAAGATATTCAGTGCTTTGTTCAGTTTTTTTCCCTCTCTGAATCTGCGGTCGGGCTTAACTGAAAATAAAGTACGGCCATCTTCATCAAATTTATCAGACAACACCCGTTTATTTCTTCCGACATCAACATCCTCATGCACCAGTATTGATTTGACAAAAAAATCCCCACAATACCAGGAATAACAATACCCTCTGGCATTCTGATTACTGAGAAAATCATCAATCAATTTCTGGCGCTCCCTGCCAACACAATCAAGCCATTCCCTGTGATAATGACGGGAATCGCTCTCATTCATTTTAAAATAACGATATTTAATACTCATGACATGCCTCATTCAGGCGCGAGCAGTCCCCTGACGCGAGCGCCATAATTAAAACGATGTGATATTTAAAGATTTAATGCGGTGTTATTTATTCAGTCCGGCGTCCTGTTCAAAAGGCTCGACATGAAAATTTTCAGCGCCTTTATTCACCTTAATACCCGCAATCCCTTTCACCGCATCCGGCTCTGCCAGGACAGCTTGCTTATTCACTTCCTCTTTCGTGCGGATGAAGCGCTCAAGCCCCATACGACGCAGCATTTCAATCACACCTTCCACATCACGACTGACGCTGCATGATGGATTTCCCAGCCGCCATGACACCGTTCCGGTGGTCAGATTGGCAGTTTTGGTTTCACCGCCGTTCGTCAGCTCATTGCGGTTGGTTTTACACCAGTCATGAATCCCCTTAAAAAGCACTTTGATTTCTTTTTTAAGGTTTTCAATCTGCGGCGTATAACGGGCGGTGATTTCTGCCACTTCGTCATTCATCGCCGTTTCCAGGCGTAGTGCCTCACGCTGCATATCCCCAAAGCGTCGGATATCGCGGCTGACCTCTTCACGGGTCTGCGGTGCCGCCTCGGCTGCGGCCTTTAATTTTGTAACGCGT